CGACCAATGTACTTCAACAGGAACATAAGAGTTATTTCCTTCCTCTGCATCCCGCCATAGTTTGTAGTACATATTCAAACCTTTGGGGGTGCTAATAATTAGGACTTTTGTTTCTTTACCAGATGAAATTGTCGGATATACAGACGAGAAGAATTCGTCTGCCACATTTTCAGGGACGTATGCAAATTCGTCAAGGAAGATCATGTTGAACGAACCACCACGAACTGCACTAGATGAGGTGGATGAGGCAAGAACCTTCGAGTTATTTTCTAAAGAAATATTACCTTTGTTCCATTCGATGATTCCTTGTTGTAACCACTTAGGTAAATTTTCATATGCCAACTTCAGACGGTACAGTAGTTCGCGTGCGGTCGCTTGCTTGTTAGCAAGAATTGCCACGTTGACTTCTGAATTAAAAAGAACATAATGCAAAAGGTATGCAATAACAGTGGTGGACTTCCCGGACTGTCGGGGAAGTTTAGCAATTGTGAATCTATTGTTGTGGATCGTGTTGATCATGTTGTCTTGATACGCCCATGTTTTGAATGGGACAAGACCATGATCAAGAGAAATAATCTTGATATAATTTTTAATAAAATATAAAGGATCTGCTTGGCACTTAAGATATTCTTGAACTTGTTCTTCGGTGAACTCGATGTTCACGCCAGCAGGTTTTAGGTTTATGTTACCAAGGTACGTTGTATCATGATTCGCCATTCGCTTCATCTTCCAATTGTTTAAAATTATTCTTCACTAGTTTTTGTAGTTCCTTTGTGGAACCCACAAAAATCGAATTATTGGTGACCGGACCCGAGGATCTTCCTCCAGTATCTTCGTCGAGTTTCTTCATCTGTTCATGTAGACCGATGAGATCTTTGTTGGCATCTGTGACACTCTTGATTAACTGTGAGACGACCTCATATGCCCGTGGAGACTCTCCCTCACTTGCAACGGAAAGAATCCCGTCGATGGCATTTAACCCTGTGCCAATTATATTCTTTAGATTATCACGAACCTCGGCGTAGTCTTTGTTAGCATCGTTTCTTTTTTTATTCTCTCTTACCTCATCGGAAACTACGATCTCGACTGGTGGTTTCCTGACGACTTCGTTTTTTGTTTCCGTTTTTTCTATATTCAAAGAATTTTCTAAATTATCACTCATATTGTTGCTCCTAACGAATCAAGTGTATCTGGGTATTCAAAGATCGAGTTTGCTCTATCGGTGGTAGACCCAAACACATTCGTTCCAGTATATTCATTTATATCAGAGGTCGCACCATTAGGACCAGTAATACCTGCGATGACTCTTGCAAGTGCGCCGGTCGCTCCTGTGAGATTTCCTTGGGTATCGAAGTCGGTATTGAAAAACGTAGTATCGACTTTTGTAATGATCTTGCTTTCTTTGGTGGGACCATACACATAAGTTCGAGCAGTGAAGGCAAGATTAAAAATAATAGATCTTTGTGTGGAGGTATCTCCCTCGAAATCAATCTCTGATGCGACAGAGGTAAGAACGATAGGCACATCAATTCTATTTCTAGAATCTGTGAAGTTCATAGTAACCGTAAATTCTGGTGTGAAGTACGCTAGGATCTGCTCAATAATCTGAAGACCATCTTCCATACTTCTTGCTGCGACGGTAAGAAAGAAGTCAACCGCATACGGAACTTCTGCATATTCTGTTTTTATTTGATTTGATACAGAACTAGCACTATATCTTTTTGATAAAGTGTTTCTTTTTCTTTCAGCATCGTAGTTGATCGCTTCGATGTTGAATCCGATTCGTGGAAGAATTGTGGATATGTCTCGTTCGTTCGCAGATCCCTTTAATCCAGAATACTCGTTAAGCATCCGGATGAATTTTTCTTTCGGTGCATATGTGATAGGGACTTTGAATCGACTTGTTTCGTTTCCGCTGTTATCTTTGCGGACAACATAGATCTCATTGAAAAGAGAACCAAAACCAACCACTGTATTTCTTATAGTTTCGTTATAAAAAGTTTCAAACATTATAGATCACCCTCCGAGAACGGATCAAGATCAGTGAAGTCAAACAAGGCACTGTTCTCAAATTCCACATTGTCCTCGTCTCGGTCTGGGACAACAAACTCGTTGGTGACCCCTGTGCTTCCGAGGAGATATTCAGTTGTTGAGGACTGACCCTCGACCGTAACACCAACTTGGAATGTTCCAGTAACACCACTGACAAACAAAGTTTTGCTGGCAGAGTTCCACTCTTGGACGAGAGCAGCAATAGTAGAACCCGAACCCTGAATAACAGTCTCTCCTTCGGTGTAGTTACCGCTACCAGCACCCAAGACAAGAGTTTCTAGTTGCTCTAAATGATCACTGGTAACTCCATCGATCTGTGAGAATCCTGTCTGGAAATCCTCCCCACTGAATCGGAACAAGGAGCAAGTTATTTTATATGTGCTGATTTTATTAAGTTGGTAGAAAGGGTTTTCTCTCTCGACATAATCGATCTCAAAGATACCCCCCGAGATTGGAAAATATAAAAGATCACCTTCTCTTGGTGTCAGGAATCCAAGATCTGCAAATTCTTTTTCAAATCTTTTTCTTGCCACCAATAGCGAAACATTGTCTTTGATCTCAAGACCAAACCGAGAAAATACTTCTCCATCTCCCTCGAATCCATCAACTGATTCGACTAACATTTCAATCTCTCTGCCCGTACTAAATCTGGAAGGAGATCGATCCTCACCGAAAAGTTCATCCTCCCGCACAAGAGTTCGTGGCAGGTATACCATATCAAAACCATTTATCTTGATGACTTCTATGGAGAGATCATCAATTAGGTCTTGTTCTGCTGGAACTGCTTTGCGGAAATATGGATTAGTCGCCATCGCCTCTGGTTACCTCTAGGATTTTATTGATGTGACTCTGAACAGACTCTGCTCGATTTGGCCACTTTATAAATTCTCTCTCTGGATTTTTCGTAAGGTTTACTAAAAGAGGGAGAACAAGACTTTCAATTTCTTCTAATTTTTTCTCATAGTCCCTTTGTAAGTTTTCTTTCATGTCCTCGACCGAATCTATGGCAGTGGATATGGAAACTCCCTGATCCTCAATCGCTCTACGAATATCGTCACTGGAGTCACTTAGTGAGACAATGTTTAGAACATTATTGATCTTATCTTCAAGGGAACCGAGTCTGTCATCGATCTCTGTGGTATCGACGGAAACCGACTGTGGTTCACTAGTGGTCTCCACTGGAGTGGGACTGTCCACTAGTTCAAACCCAAAGTCAAACTCGTCAAAATCTGATGTGTCTATATCTTTGTTAAATGACATTTTTATCCCATGCTCATATCTGGTGGGAGTTCATACTTGTCCATAAGTGACTCCTCTATTTGATTCATCTCATCCGTTGCTTGTTGGTAGATCTCGGCACCGTTGTAAGAGAGACCTCCGGGAAGAGTGACGTTTGTGTACTTTGATAGATTCGCACCCCATTGTTGTTTGATGGAGGCGGTAACATATTTTTTGAGAAGAATATCATTATAAATTTCTGGATATGTATTTGGACTTAGTGCAACATAACATTCTATTGTCAGAAAGTTACCTGCGGTCATGTCTTCCGTCCACTTCGTGTCAACATAAATTCTATTAGTAACACGACTAAATCTAATCATCTTCTCAGGGTCCAAGTAATCTTGAATCATCTGAATATGTGATTGTGTCAGGGTATAGTCGATGATAGAACCGGGATTACGAATACCATAGACATCATTTAGTGCCAATTGATAAGGGACACTGAAGATATTGCTAGTTCCGCTTTCCGAAAACTCAAAAATACGAAGAACAGAAATAATTTGATTGCCTGCTTCGAGTTCAGGACCAATCGCTCCGTCATTTTTGACTAGGGAATCGGTGTCAATATAACCTTTACTTAGGTCATCGGTGGTTACTTGATACTTATAGAACGCTCTTTGAACACCATCAAAATGATACTCAGCAAACATCTGTAGAGCATCATCTACACGGTCCTCTACTTGTGCGTCATCTACATTAATTTCAACAACAGGCGATCCAAGTCTGCGGAGTGCGTAGTCCTTGAGTTCCTGTCTAGATGTGGGTTTTGCCATTTATATGCTCCTTGCCATAATATATGTATGGAGGAACAAAAATCAAAATGCTATATCATCAACGTCTCGGATAGATTTGGCATCAATTACTTGTTTATTAACACTACCCTTGTTGTTTAGTAGTTCAGTGTGTTTGTGTAACACTGTGTGACAAAATTCCTCAAAAGCAGAGTTAACACCACTGCCACCTGTAACGGCGTTAAATGTCACACCAAATATTGCACCAGATAGAGCAGAATCGACGTTATCAAGATCTCCAGTTGTTCCTGCTAGTAGTGTGAATACAGTCTCTTGTCTTCCTGTTCTCTCACTCATAGCGGATCCGCCATCAACAAAAGCAGGAAGAAGAGTGGAACAAAAATTAATTAACTCTTTATTATTCACATCGGTAAATACAGATTGTGATGCTCCAGCATCTCCAATCGTGGTTCCAAATGTGTTTGGACTATCTAAACTTGCACCGACCTGACCTAAAATGCCTTGTTTGTGTGAATCAATGTCAACATAGAGATTAGTCTGCTCTACTTTAATAACGGAGGAACCCCCGTTTGTTTTATTCGCTAGTGTTTTACCCACGCCCATCACATACAGGTTAGATAAATCAGCGGCACCACTTACCCCATATGCGATCAGATCAACCAAAGCACGATCAACGGCAATATCACTATTGTCCTCGTTATATGTTATTTTTCCAAGAAATGCTTGATAGGTGATTCCATTGTTAGCAGTGACATGGATTTCGTCCATGTGGTTTCCGGTAAGTCCACTTTGACTTCCTCCAGATGCATAGATTCCTAGTTGGATTCTGGGGTCAGGAGTAACCTTTATTATTGTATTTGTAATTCCCTCTGATGGGTCATTGGTAGTGAACGACTTAATTTGTGTTCTTCGGTAGTTGTCATATGCACGATTCCCCACATATTGATATAGTTCTGCTGTGGTTCCGTGTGTTTTACCACCCGCTGTCACATATGCCGTGGTTGCCCCAGCAAGATTTGGATATGAAATTGGTATTGTGGTGAGGAAATTTGCCTGCGTGGCACCAGTCCCCGTAGTTCTATCAAAGACAAATAGTCTTTTTTCTCCATTTATGTTTCCGCTGTATAATGCCATTTTTATATTATCCTAACTTGTGGAATTCCACCAAGTATGTTCCTCTATGTACGAACGTAAATGTTTGGTTTGTTGTAAAGGCAGAACCTTTCGTCATGAATGGAGTGAAACTCACACCAGTTTTGGCGTTGCCTGTAAAGGTAAAGGATGGATTATATACGTTGTTGAGAGCAGGATTGTTTCCCGCTGGTCCAACTGAATTATACATGAGATCATCCCATGTGATGAATTTATCTTCAATCACTCCATCTAAAGTCATTCTTATTCCTAATACGCCTTTGTTGCCCGAACCAAGCGACCCGTTTGGTTTTACTCCGGGGAAACTTATAGTGGCACTGAACGGACCTGTCATTTCTGTGCCACTACTGTCTCTGAATTTTATAGCAACGGGTTGTGTTGAAACAGTATTCATTGATACAAATACGCCAGTTGTTGTATTTTCCGAGATTGATCCAGATGCAACCGATCCAATATCACCATTGAATGAAAACGATGTTTGCTCTAGTTTTTTCCAAGATGCTTCCGTTCCAGATGAGTGTAGGAATTGATATCCAGATGTAATGACCGCACCGGCGGACCCTCCAACATACAGTTTACCACTGGCAATATTGAGTCCACCGTATGTGGTTCCTGTGATCCCACCATCAGTCGGGGCAATTCCACCGATTACAACATTCCCATCTCGTCTTGCGACTAGAGCAGGTGTGAGTAGATCTCCGTATGGAGCGTGTTTTCCGTAGACTGCGAATGCGGAAGTTACTCCTGATCCAACAAGTTCAACCTCAACGGAACCTGATACATTTTCTAATCTAATTCTCTTATCAACATCTTGAAGACCTTTGGTGGATGAATTTCCTCCAAAGGAGGTGATACCAGCAGAACCACCAGAAGTTCTCCCCCCTGCTTCACCAGCGAGAAGATAACGAACTGCAAATGTTGACCCACCGGCATCAGTATAAAGAATCGGTCTTCCTGCGTTACTGACATCTCCGATGTTTAGTGAAGCATCCCCTGTTGCAGCACCACCAACGGCAATACTTTGTCTATTGAAATCTAATATTAGATTCTTTGTCGAATGTTCAACGCCGGATATGTTTCTACCACCGATTGATAGGAGTTGAGATCCAGCGTCTGTCCCATATCTTATATCAGCACCAGCAATTTTTGCGGTGCTTAGTGCTGCCTGTGAGTTGTCAACCATGTAGATGCCAGAGGCGGTTGAACCCACAAGTTGAATATTACCAAGTTTTACAAATTCGTTTGCGGATGATGCTCCGCCTGCGGTGATACCAAAGAACACACCACCACTTCCACCGATGTGGAACATCCCATTATCAGCAGTTCCATCAGAGAATAAGTTATATGTTCTGAATGTTGCACCAACTGGTGTATTTTCGTAATACAAGATGTCGCCGTCCGCAGAGTTTCCGGGGATAGCAACAAAATCCAGAGCGACATCTCCCGTTGCTCCATTGATGGTACGAACAACTCGACCAGTTAAAGTCGCACCATGTCCTCCGTTCGCAGAAAAGTCTACAGTGAGACCAGTGACATTTACATAATTAGCAAAAGTCACACCACTGTTAAATGTAAAATCGCCGGTCAGTGCATCAGGAAGTTCAAGACCAATGGTAACAATACCATCCGCTCCAAAGTCCATCGTCAACCCTGCAACTTCACCTCGCCCAGCAGTGACACCATAAATCTCAAGTGGATTCATGGTATTGATAATTTGGTTTGTTTTATCAAACCACGCTCGGAAGGTGTCCGAGAGGAAAATCTTATTCAGGTTATCAAATGCATTTCCTGCCATTGGTGTCTTTCTATATTAGATCTTAATTATATAGTCGAGTACGAGGAACGGTGGCATGTTATTGTGCTTGTTTCCTGCCATAGAATCTGGCATTAAACCAAAGATATCTGGTTCTGGACCTGCGAGTGGTTTAACATATGCCACGCTGGCAAATCCACCCTTACCGTGGGCATCGTCATC